ATATTATAGGATAGTCCTATTAACAGAAAGGAATACTATGGAAAACAACAAACAATTTACAATCACTTATTATTCTAACAAGGATAAAAAGCATATCACAAGACGAGCAACTTGGACTGACAAGTGTAGATATTGGACATCTAAAGTTGGAGATAGTTTAATCACATACTTTGACATTGACGCAAACAATTACAGAACTGCCAAAGGTAGTTGGAAAGTGAGGTTTTAATATGGAGTGGATATTTTTAGGTATGATTACAATTTTAATAGTGGTAGGATTATATTTTGCAAGGTCAACGCAAGATTACATAGACGAACAAAACGAAAGATATAGAAAGGAAAAAAATAATGGCTGAACAAAACGAAGCACACTTTGAAACAATAGACAGCAATAAAGCTAAAGCCTACGAGGAACAGAAAGCAATGCGTGAGGAATTAATTGAATGGGTTAAGACTTGCGATAAATTACACATGGGAGAATTGTTTTCTGAAATGCGTAGAATGAAAAGGAGTTGGGAATAATGACTGATTATGTATGGTGTCATGGACCAAGCTGCCATACTCAACACACTCAAGATAGAATACGAGGTGTCAAGGGTAGTAAGGTCTTAAGAACTAAAAAGATAAAACAATTTAATACTCAACATACTAACTTCTATAATTACTTTTGTAGTCAAGGCTGTTACAATGACTTTGCTCATAAGTATGTACAGCAAGTTATTGCTATTGCACCAAGGACCGAGCCCCTTGAGACACCTATAGAGGTTAACAAAGAACAACGAGAGTATGGGTGGAGAGAGGGAACCTATGAACAAACTGTAATATTACAGAAACTTTAATTAATAGGGTTGACAGTTCTAGTTGAATAAACTAGGATAGTCCTATTAACAGAAAGGAATATTATGACAAAGAAAACAATTAAAGCCGAGTACATGCCGGGAGGCGCAAGACGTCAGGAGATGTTAGACAAAGCAGTTGACTACCTAAGAACACCAGGAGCAACGCAACAGATCAAACATGAGTTCTGTTTAACATATTTAATGATGACTGAGACCGAGTATCTTGAGGCATTGAACAAAGCAACCAATGGAGCAATGGTCAAGGATCTTTGGAATTAATTAATTGACAGGGCTATCCTAATAAACTAGGATAGTCCTATTAACAGAAAGGAACATATGAAAACAATTAAATACAACGGCAGAGAATATAAGTTGCCATTCAATGTACAACTACCAGAAGACCCAACAGTTCAGGTAGAAATTAAGAATAGATTTGGAGGAGAGAGTACAACTCTTCCAGAGTTTGCGGCAGCTGTCTACGATACTATCATAGGTGCAGAAATGTTTGGTGACTATGGCACAGTACGTAAAGGATTAGATTGGTTCAAAAAACACTTCGCAAGACAATACATGGTTCTGTTAGACTAGTCATCTAGTCCCGTACCTCTATCCATTTGGATAGAGGTACCAAGCCCAATCCAAAATTTGAACTTTTTCTTTTATTGTTATATAGATATATCAAAAAGGGGTCCCTGAGGTGAGCATATTTACTGAGTCTTATACATTTATAGGCTTAAAATACTTTAAGACCTTTAAATTAATTATGAAAAAATATTATAAAAATTTTTTTTCGAATGAGTTATGGATATAAATAAATTAAAAAAGTTTGAAAAGTTACCGCCTGATGTAAAAAGACAATTAGCTATTTATATGGCTAAATGGAAAGATAAGAAAAAACAAGCTGATGTCAAAAATGACTTTATGGCTTTTGTTAAACATGTATGGCCAGAATTCATTGAAGGTAAACATCATAAACAAGTAGCTAAAAAATTTAATGATATAGCAAATGGTAAAACAAAACGTGTCATTATCAATATGGCACCTAGACATACTAAGTCTGAGTTTGCATCCTACTTATTACCAGCTTGGATGGTGGGTCGTAATCCTAAATTAAAAATTATTCAATCTACTAACACAACTGAATTATCTGTAAGGTTTGGACGTAAAGCAAAACAACTTATGGATACCCCTGAGTATAAAGAAATATTTCAAACAAGATTAAAAGAAGATTCGCAAGCTGCTGGTAAATGGGAAACCCAACAAGGTGGAGAATATTATGCTGCCGGTGTTGGTTCAGCTATTACAGGAAGGGGTGCTGATCTATTAATTATTGATGATCCTCACACTGAGCAAGATGCGATGAATGCACAAGCATTGGACAGAACTTATGAATGGTATACATCAGGTCCTCGTCAGCGTTTGCAACCTGGTGGAACAATTATTATTGTAATGACAAGATGGAATGAAAAAGATTTAGCAGGTAGATTAATTAAAGCACAAAAGGAAGCTAAAGCAGATCAGTGGGAAGTAATTCAATTCCCTGCAATCATGCCAACTGGAAAACCCTTATGGCCTGAATACTGGAACCTGAAGGATTTAGAAAGTGTTCGTGCATCAATACCTCTATCTAAATGGAATGCACAGTATATGCAAAACCCAACTGGAGAAGAAGGTGCATTAATAAAACGGGAGTGGTGGCAAAACTGGGAGAAAGATTTACCTCCACTAGAACATGTTATTCAATCTTACGATACAGCGTTTATGAAAAAAGAAACAGCTGACTTTAGTGCTATTACCACTTGGGGTGTATTTACTCCAACCGAAGATAGTGGCCCCTGTCTCATGCTACTTGACTCCTTAAAAGGTCGGTATGAGTTTCCAGAACTTCGGCGTATTGCATTAGATCAGTACGGCTACTGGAATCCGGAAACAGTTATAATCGAGGGTAAGGCATCCGGGCTCCCTTTAACATATGAGTTGCGTAAGGCTGGGATTCCTGTTATAAACTTCACTCCCTCTAGGGGTAATGATAAACATACGAGGGTAAATAGCGTTTCACCGCTGTTTGAGTCAGGGAAGATCTATGCTCCTAAAGATATGGAGTTTGCACAAGAAGTTATTGAAGAATGTGCAGCTTTCCCTTTTGGAGACCATGATGACTTGGTCGATTCTATGACTCAAGCTGTAATGAGATTCAGACAAGGTGGATTAATTAACCACCCTGAAGATTATGAAGATGAGCCGCTACCACAAAAACAAAGGACTTATTACTGATGGGACAAATATTTAAATTTCTACAATCACTTACAAGAATGGCAAGTAAAGGGGATATTAAAATAGATGATGCCTATAAAGCTGCTAAACAAGAATTTGGTGAAGTAAGTGATCTTTTAAAATTACAAATCAATAAAATATTTAAAGAAAGTAAAGCACCTAGTATTAAAAAACCTAAAAAAGAAGGTGAAGTTATTGAAGCATCTTTTAAACCTGGAGCAGATAAAAGAGGTAAAATAGTTGAGGAGTCACCGAGTCAGGCTTCAGGAATCATGAAGACTGATGAAGCTGGTCCTTTAATGAAAAACATAGAAGACGTTAAACAGAATATTAAAGGGATGAGTGAAAACAATCCTAAAACATTTAGAATGTCGGAAGAGCAAAGAAATGCCTTAGGTTATCCAAATAGAATGATTGAAGGTATTGTAAGAACAGCAGCTAGAGAGATATTATCTAAAAAAGGAATTGATGTTTCTAAAGCAGATCCAATTGATACCTTTGCAGATATATTTGGTGTCAACTCATTAGAGAGACTAGAAGATGTTTCTGATGAATTACTTTCAGCTCAAGATTATAATCAGTTAAATTCTATATTACAAAAAAATGAACTGTATGATGTAACACCAAAGTCTGGATTGAATTTAAAACAATCTGATGAGATAGAAGAACTTACTGAGTTTGATCCAACAGATAGAGAACCAAATGCAATGGGCGGTAGAATAGGTTTTGCTATAGGTAGTTTACCAAAAGGAATTCAAACTTTAGTAAAAACTATTAATAAAAAATTTGGTAAAGGGGCAATGAAGACTGCAGATGAAATAGATCAACCCCCAAAAACTGACCAACAAATTATTTCAGAATTTGAAGCAAGAAACCCAAATCCAAGTAGAGAATTAACTGACGATGAGATTGCAGATCTTGCAGAAGAAGTAGGTGAATTAGATGCTTATGATTTTGATGGCACAGTTGGTTCAGCCAATAGAATAAGAAACGAAGTAAAAGCCTATGAAGCGGATATGTTTAAAGAGTATGAATCAGCTGGTGGATCAAAAAGAGCTGGTGGACCAAAAGATCCTGTAGAAAAGGCAATTGATAATGTATCACCAGGATTTGCAAATGATTTAAAATACGATGCACAACTTGTTGCAGATGATTTAGCAGAAAAAAGATTTGGTAAAGAATTTTATGATCTAGATCAAAATCAACAAATTGATCTTTATGATGAAGCATACCAAGCTTTATCTACACAAAGAGGTGCTGTATTAAAAAAGAAACGTGAATTAATTATTCCTAAAGATGAATTAGCACAAGTAAAAAAAGATTTTGACAAAGAAATTTTAGGATTAGACGAAGATATAGAAAAGAAAATTTTAGACGAAGTGGATGAAGCTTATGGGGTAACTCCAGAGATGAAAAAACAATTAAACGAAATGGGAGGTTCAAAACTTATGGAACGTTTCGAACTTAAAAAGAAATACCCTGGTATAGATGAAGATTTATTAACCGCAATTATAGATGATCCAGATCCAAATAACAAAGCACAAGTTCTTTCAACTTTTGATCAATTAATGCAATTACAAAAAATGGGTAAAACTCCAGAAGAAGCAGTTGAGATAGTTAAACAAACAATGTTTAAAGGTAGAAGAGATAATGCTCAAGGCGGTATTCAAAAAGGCTTATCTTACCTGATGGGTATGTAATGAAAATAGGCGAATACGAACAGATGATGTCTTGGTTGACAAGACCAGAAACACCTACACCAATAGAACCAAGAGAAAACTTTTCTGGTGGATCATCAAGATTAAATGAAACAAAATTATCCGAACCTTATTTATTTGAATACACTACTCCATCTGGAGAAAAAAGGTATCAAGCAAAAATAGGAGGATCTGGTTTTTCTAATGCAATCAGAAGAGCTTTCCCTTATTCTAAAGAAGGTAAACAAGAAGCGTTAGATACTATAGAAGATTTTTTAAGTAAACCAGAAAATAAAAGACAAGAGGGTATTCAAAAATCAAATAACCCACCCGATCCTAAAAAACCTTGGAAGTATAAAACATATAATGCAGGTACTAATTATTTTTCTTCTAAAGAAGAAGCTGAGGCCTTTAAACAAAAAAGATTAGATGATCGTACTTTTAAACAAACTAAACTTCCAACTACAGATTTTGATAAAATTGTTGATAGAATTAAAAAAGGAGAAACTTTAGATGTTATTGCTAAAGATTATGATTTAAAAGATGCTAGTAGAATTAGAAGATTACTATTAGATAATAAAACATCTTATTTAGAATTAACACCTAATACTAGTTATTTAAAAGATTTAGATTTGCAAAAAAAATTTATTGATAACTATAAAAAATTATCTGTTAAAAATTTATCTAGTGAATTATTTCCAGAAGATACTCCAGAAATAGCTCAACAAAAATATGATACACTTAGAGATGAATTAAAAAAAACAGGTAAGCTAAAAGTTTACAGAGGGTTCACTGACGAATTAAAAGAAAGTTTTTCTGATGAACCAAAAGATGTTCAAGCAAAAAAAATAAGAAAAAAAAGAGACAATTTAATTAAAGAAGTTTCTGATTTAGATCTTGAAAGAAAATTACGTGAAGGTAAAAAGGGAATGGGTTTAGATCAAGCCCATCGTTTAAGTTTAAAACAAGTTAAAAAAACAAATGAATTATATAATGTTTTAAATTTAGGTATAGATGCTCCAGATATAAATAGAGAAATTATTCAATCTTATGAAGATGATTTAAGTAAACTTTATTCAAAACAAAATAGTATAGTTAAACAAGCAGAAAAATTTGATAAAGTTCCTAAAAACATTTCATTAGAATTATCTAAAATTAATAAACAAATATCTGATGTGGTTGCAAAAACTAAAGGTAGACTACAAGGGGTACATATAGATGAGTTTACTTTAAAACCAAAAACTACAGGAGTTAATTATATTAATTCAATTGGTATGGGTCTAATTGACAAAGATGTTAAAAATTTAAATCAAGCAGATTTAGATTTAGCTAAAGCTATTATGCCTTATCAAGTAGAAAATGAAAAAAAAATTATGAAACAAGTTAGGGATGAACTTATTGAAAATAAAAAATCCAAAGGAATGAAGTTGTTTTCAAACCCCATGGCAGATCCCGGTTTAATAAAACAAGGTTTAAAAGATATAGGCAAGTTTGGAAAATACGCTGGACAAATTGCTTTATCAACTCCTGCTGGAGCTGTGCTAGCAACAAAAGGATTAGGTGGAACTTTTGATCCAAGAACAACAGAAGGAAGATTAACCGCAGGAGCTGAAGCAGCTTTTGCACCAGGTCTTGTTAAAGGAACAGAAGCATTTACAAAAAATAAAATATTACAAAGAGTTTTAAATTTAGGTCTATCACCAAAAATGGCAATGCGTGCTGCAAGAATTGCATCTCCAATTGGTATTGCAACTTTACTAGGTGAAGGTGCATATCAAGGTGGTAAATATATGTTAGAGAGAAAAAAATTATTAGAATCTTTAACTGATGAACAAAGAGATGATTTATTATCTAGAGAACGTAGTGAAGCCATACAACAAAATAGAAGAGGTGACCCAGAAGCTTTTTCTGGTATCATGGCCGCTAATGGAGGTTTAATTTCTAGACAAGGTTTTAATCAAGGTTCAAGCGTGGATGATTCAGTAAGAACTGTAAACCCAGAACAAGACTCTTTTAAAAAATTAAGCAACGTACTAGGTGCTTATAAAAGATATAGAAGAGGTGAAAAAAATCCTAAAATAAGTTTTAGTAAATTCTTTGAGCTATTCGCAACAGAAAATTTCGCAACAGGTGGACGTGTAGGTTTTGCTGAAGGAGGTGACCCTAAAGATCCAAAAATGAATAGAAGAACTTTTATGAAAGTCATGGGTGGACTAGCATCAATTCCTATTTTAGGTAAATTTATAAAACCTGCAGCAAAAGTTGTAGAATCTGCAGCACCGGTAGTAAAAGAAAATTTAGCAGGTGCTCCAGACCATTTCTGGAAAATATATAATAAAATTAAATTATTAGGGGATGATGTGACTCAATTTGGAGCATTAGCAGAAAGACAATCTGTTAAAAAATATAAAGACTATGAATTAACAGAAGATATAAATACAGGTCAAAAAACAATTCAAAGAATGAAACTGGTTGATGATGTTGATGCACCTAGTTACTATGGTAATCCTTTAACCGAAGAAACTTACATGAGTTATAAACCTGGAAAAGGCCAAATAGATGAAACGATGAAAGGTAAAAATCCACCAGATGAGTACGAAGAAGGCACAGCTTATTTAAGAACTGATAGAGAATATGCAGGAGAGGTTGTTGATGAGATGTCTGGAGTTTCTGATGATATATTTGAAGAAGCAGGTGTTCCTGTCCCTGAAGCAATTAGAAAAAAATAATGAATAAATACCCTAAGAAACACTTATTACCCCCTGAAGCCGGACCCATGCCTCAGGGGTTGAATATTACTTATAATACTGTTAAAACAGTCAAACAATCTGGAGAAAAAATAAATGGCCGATATAGACAAAGCACTTCCAAACGAAGTAAGAAAAGAATTTGAAATACCTGGTGAAGAAGAAGTTCAAGAAACTTTAGTTGAAGAAATTGAAGCAAGAGAACAATCTCCAGAAGGTATAGAAATTGAAGAGAACGAAGATGGATCAGTTGATATTAATTTAGATCCACAAACTGCAGCGCCCGAAGGTGGTGATGAGCATTATGCAAACTTAGCAGAGTTTTTACCAGATGATGTTTTAGGAAAACTAGCATCTGATTTATCTTCTAAGTATCAAGAGTATGTTTCATCAAGAAAAGATTGGGAAAAAACTTATACGCAAGGTTTAGACTTATTAGGTTTTAAATACGACAATAGAACAGAACCTTTCAGTGGTGCATCAGGTGCAACTCACCCCGTATTAGCAGAAGCAGTAACTCAATTTCAATCCTTAGCTTATAAAGAATTATTACCTGCTGATGGACCGGTTAGAACTCAAGTCATGGGTTTATCCACACCGGAGAAAACACAACAAGCAGCACGTGTTAAAGATTTTATGAATTATCAAATCATGGATCAAATGAAAGAGTATGAACCAGAATTTGATTCTATGTTATTTCATTTACCCCTTTCAGGATCTACTTTTAAAAAAGTTTATTATGATGATATGGAACAAAGAGCGGTATCCAAGTTTGTTCCTGCAGATGATTTAATTGTACCTTACACTGCTACATCTTTAGATGATGCAGAAGCAATTATTCACCGTGTTAAAGTTTCAGAAAACGATTTAAGAAAACAACAGGTTGCAGGTTTTTACAAAGATGTAGATATTGGAAAACCTTCAGACCAAGAATCAGAAATTGATAAAAAAGAAAGAGAGTTAGAGGGAACTTCTAAATCTCAAAACGAAGACGTTTATACATTATTAGAATGTCACATTGATTTAGATCTAGAAGGATTTGAAGATGTTAATCAAGAGACTGGTGAGCCCTCAGGAATTAAAGTACCTTATCTAGTAACTTTAGAAGAGAACTCACGTGAGATTCTTTCTATTAAAAGAAATTATGAAATAGGAGATCCTAAGAAAAATAAAGTACAATATTTTGTACACTTTAAATTTTTACCTGGTTTAGGTTTTTATGGTTTTGGCTTAATTCACATGATAGGTGGATTGTCACGTACGGCAACTTCTGCATTAAGACAATTATTGGATGCTGGAACATTATCTAATTTACCTGCTGGATTTAAAATGCGTGGTATTAGAATTAGAGATGATGCACAATCAATTCAACCCGGTGAGTTTAGAGATGTAGATGCACCAGGAGGTAACTTAAGAGACTCATTTATGATGTTACCCTTTAAAGAACCGAGTCAAACTTTATTACAACTTATGGGAGTCGTAGTTACTGCAGGTCAAAGATTTGCATCAATTGCTGATTTACAAGTTGGAGATGGAAATCAACAAGCGGCAGTAGGAACAACCGTTGCTCTTTTAGAGAGAGGCAGTAGAACTATGTCGGCAATACATAAAAGAATTTACTCAGCTTTGAAAAATGAATTCAGACTTATGGCTAGAGTATTCAAGTTATATCTACCACAAGAATATCCGTATGATGTAGTTGGGGGCCAAAGAATGATTATGCAATCTGACTTTGATGATCGAGTAGATATATTGCCAGTTGCTGACCCTAACATTTTTTCTCAAACACAGCGTATTTCACTAGCGCAAACGGAATTGCAGCTGGCACAATCTAATCCACAAATGCACAACATGTATGCTGCATATAGAAATATATATGAAGCGTTAGGTGTAAAAAATATTGATGCTGTTTTAGTTAAACCTCAACAACCTATGCCTAAAGATCCGGCGTTAGAACATATTGATGCGTTAGGTGGAGCACAGTTTCAAGCTTTTCCAGGTCAAGATCATAGATCACATATCACTTCACATTTAAATTTTATGGCAACAAACATTGCAAGAAACAATCCAATGGTGATGGCAAGTTTAGAAAAAAATATTTTTGAACACATTAGTTTAATGTCACAAGAACAAGTTGAGATAGAATTTAGAGATGAGATGCAACAACTACAACAAATGCAAATGCAGGCTCAACAAATGGGTCAACAGAATCCACAAATGGCTCAACAAATGCAAATGCAGGTTCAACAGATGACCCAAAAGATTGAAGCAAGAAAAGCACAACTTATTGCGGACATGATGGAAGAATTTATGAATGAAGAGAAGAAAATTACTTCACAATTTGATAATGATCCTATTGCAAAACTAAGAGCAAGGGAATTAGACCTTAGAGCACAAGAAAATGCTAGAAAAGAACAGGAATCTAAGGACAGAATGGATCTTGATAAGATGAAAGCAATGATGAATCAGTCAAATCAAGATGAAAAACTTGAACAGAACGAAGAATTAGCTAAATTAAGAGCTGATACTTCAATTGAAAAAACTATTTTGAGCAAAACTATACCTAGCGCTGACTCTATGATGAAAAATCAAGGTAATGTGATGCCAAAAGTTTCAGTTTTTCGAAGTGGTAATGATTAAATAATGACAAATCTTTTAAAAAAGGTTAAAATAAAAAAATAAGGAGATAAATATGGAAAAATTAGACAAAATTAAGGAAATTAAAGTTTCTGATCAAGAAATTGAGATAGATCCAAGATCTAAAACAACTGCTGACAGAGCTTATAACTATATTGGCACTGGTGGACCTGAAGAAGAAGTTCAAGGTCAAGGTGCAGTGTTAAAAGACAAGAGAAGAAAATCAAAAGCTTATTAATATGTGGTTATCGGCAATCAAATTAGCCGTTTCTGCA